ACGCGGCCCGCAAGCTGCCATGGGAAATGGAGCGGGTGCGCATGGACGTGCGAAACTGGCTGGGCCGCCTTCGCCGCCGCGTGAAGAAGGTCGGCGGCGATCCGGCCAGGGATTTCAAATGGCTGGCGCGCATCGAGGAGGGCAAGCAGCCCATGCTGCCCGGCATCCCGGCCAAATTCCATTTCCACGCTGTCGTGGAGGGCCCAGGCCTGGACGACCAGACCGTGAAGGCCCTCTGGGAGGAAAGGCACGGCGCGTGCCACGTCGATCCGCTTTCGATGGCCGACGACAAGGTGGCCGGCCTGGCCCGGTACATCACCAAGCAGCAGACCGGCGGGCGCTGGTGGAGCCACAGCCGGAATCTCAAAATCGTACAGCCGAGGATCTCCGACCGCAAGGTCTCCCGACGAAGGCTGGCCCGCCTGGCCGCCGACGTCATGCGGGACGGGCGCGAAATTCTGGAAAAGCTCTACCCCGGCTATAAGCTGGCCGAGGCGCCCATTGTCCGGTATTCGGATTTTGTGGCGGGGGCGTATATCTATGCGAGGATGAGGAGGAGGGATTGATTTGTCAGACTTGTCCAAGACGGAGAAGATCCGCCAGTTCGGCGAGGTCTTCACCCCGCTGCCCACGGTTCGTGAGATGCTGGACACCCTGGAGGCCAGCGACCCGAACGTCTTCGACCCGGCCCGGACGTTCCTGGAGCCCACCTGCGGCGACGGGGCCTTCATCGTGGAGATCCTGCGCCGCAAGTTCGAGCGCTGCCAACGCCCGGCGGACTACCGCACGGCGTTGGAATCGGTCTACGGCTTCGAGCTGCAGGCCGACAACATGCGCGCCTGCATCCGGAACGTGACCGAGCTGTGCTATCGCTATTTCAGACTCACGAAGCAGGATATGCAGGTTATCAACGACCACGTCATCCAGTGCGACGGCCTGAAGGTCATGCGGATGATTGAGAGGATGCAGGAGGGGGCGGGACAGTGACGGAGCAGATGAGCATGTTTCCGGGGGAGGATGAGGCGAGACCGGGAACGCCGGGGGCGTCGTCCTGCTGGCTTATGCTGGGGGATTGCCTGGAGCGAATGAAGGAAATTCCAGAAGGCAGCGTGGACATGGTGTTGTGTGATTTGCCGTATGGCACGACGCAATGCAAGTGGGACGTTGTGATACCTTTTGAACCGCTATGGTATGAGTACAACAGGATTATCAAGCATAACGGCGCTATATTGCTGTTTTCGGTACAACCTTTTACAACAGACCTTATTAATTCTAATCGTAAAATGTTTAGGTATGAAATTATATGGTCTAAAACACAACCACTTGGATTTTTAAACGCCAAAAAGATGCCGTTGAGGGCGCATGAAAACATACTTGTATTTTATAAAAAGTTACCGACGTACAATCCAATAAAGCACAAGGTGGAACGCGAAGATTTGGGGCGTGCGCATGGTGGGAAAAATGGCAAGTTGTACGAACAATACATAGGGCACAAAAGGAAAAACAGCGAGTATAAAATCAATGGATTAGGTGCGTATGGTGGGATAAACAGGAATATTGCGGAAACGTATGAATACATAGAAACCGGCGAAGGCTATCCTACAGATATAGTCAAGTTTTCTAATTGGAATGGGGCTTTATTTGGGAAGACAGACAAAGCTGTAAAACATCCCACTCAAAAGCCTGTACCATTGCTTGAATACCTGATTAAGACCTACACCAACAATGGCGAAATCGTACTTGATAACTGCATGGGAAGCGGTTCAACGGGCGTGGCCTGCGCCAATACCGGGCGGGAGTTTGTCGGAATCGAAAAAGACCCTGATTATTTTATAATCGCGCAACGGCGAATTGTGAAACGGCTGGAAGAGATTGCCGAACATGGAACGGCAGAGACGGAAAATGCCTGCATTGTTGCGGCAAAGCCGGAAGAGGTCCCAGACCCATTCGAGCTCGAAACCCTTATGAATCTGCCAAAGGAGGCGACCTGACCATGCGGAAGCATCCATCCCGTCTGAGTACTGCGGGCATATCCCCGGCCCGATATGACGAGCTGCGGGCAATCTGCCACCAGTACTGGGAGTGCAAGCGGCGGCTGGCATGGGCCCACGCGGGAATCGTCGACCGGCCCGAGCGCCGGTGCGGCGCGTGGAAGAAGCCCGATCCCACCGGCAACGCCGCTATGGCCCTGGCTGATCACCCGGACGCGAAGCGGGTGAAGCTGATCGAACAGTGCGCTGCCGCCGTGGCCGAGCCGGTCGTCGCCCGTGGGCTGCTGCTTTATGTCACCAAGGGACGCGCCTGGGAGTATCAGTCGCCGAGGCCGCCCATCGGGAGGAATCAGTTTTATGTCACAGCCCAGCTGTTTTACATCGAGCTGGATCGGTGCCTGGAATAATTGCGGGGATAAACCGGGAGGCAGTGTGTGACAAAATCATAGCGTCGACAGGCGGGTCAAGGCAAACGTCCCACGGATGCCCGCAACCCTGCAAGCCCGCCTCTTCGACATCACCCCCTTTTCCTGCCCACGCTGCCGAGCCATCAACGTGGGCACTTTCATGGAGGCCGAGATGAAGCACAAGTGCACCGACCCGTTTTATCGGACAAAGCGATGGGAACGGTTGCGCGCCGCTGTGCTTCGGCGGGACGGGTACAGGTGCCAGGAGTCGAAGCGCTTTGGAAAGCGCGTCGAGGCCACGACCGTGCATCACGTATTCCCACGGGACGAGTTCCCGGAGTATCAGTGGGAGCCGTGGAATTTGGTCAGCCTGGCCGGAGATGTGCATGATCAGATGCACGACAGGACAAGCGGGGCGCTGACACAGAGGGGCGCGGAATTGCTCAGGCGCGTGGCGCGGAAAAAAGGAATCGAAGTTCCGATGAGGTATCGGGGATGAAAGTGCTTTATTTTTGTGACGGCAACGGATGCCGAGGAAGGTCGTGCGGTGGCAATCCGGCAGAGAATATCGGCGGCTGCCAGCGCACGACGCGCCCAGAACACGCGATAAACGGCACGTGTAATGCGCCGGAGCAGGAACCTGAACGGTTCGCGGAAATAATGCCGGGCTTATACGCCGAGAAAGTTCCGGGAAATTTACAACCGGATAACAAAACACAAAGACACGCCAAAACTTGACTGCGCAACGCGAAATCTTTACAAGAAAACGCGCGCGCGCAATCCCCCCCCGGTCGCTCCACAAACCCACCCCCATAGGGGGACCGGTGGGGGCAGCTTTTTCCAAGTGGGTGGGGTTTTTGGCAAATGGGGGTAAGACGGCAGCCGAGGGGCGCGAAGTAGCGCGGAAGTCGGCATGAGGTTCAGCGAAGGGAGGCGGGAGCGTGGAGAAGGCGCGGTGGATTGAGCGGATCAAGGCCAGCTGCCGGGCGGCGGGGACCTATCGGGAATGGTTCGCCGACGTGATCGACACGCTGGCCGCGATCCTGGAGCGCCGGGACGAGGCCGAGGCGCTGTTCTGCGAGCAGGGCGGCGAGGTGCTGATCGAGCACACCAACAAGGCCGGGGCGACCAACTTCGAGCAGAACCCCATCCTCCGGATGATCAACGATCTGAACCGGGACGCGCTGGCCTACTGGCGGGATTTGGGGCTGACCCCGGCGGGGCTGAAAAAGATCGACGAGGCGGCGATGAAGCAGCGGAAGAAATCCGCGCTGGAAGGGGCGTTGAAGGGCCTTGGCGGCTAAGATGCCGAGGGCGAAGCGCTACAAGAAGATCGCCATCGCCTACGCGAAGGCCTGCGCCGCTTCGGCTGAGGTCGCCTACCAAACCGCAGCCGAGGCGCGGGCCGCCGGCGTCAACGTCTGCGGGGCCGAGGTCGCCGCAGCGGCGAAGCGATTTCTGGCAGACCTGGAGCGCAAGGATCTGACCCTGCGCACGAAGGACCCGGATTTTGTCTGCAACATCATCGAGCGCGTGATGGTGCACAAGCAGGGGCAGGCGCTGGACGGCACCCCGCTGACCAATACCCCGTTCAGGCTGCTGCCCTGGCAGGTGTTCATCGTGTACAACCTGCTGGGGTTTTACTATAAGGGCCGGCGGGAGCGGCGCTTCAAGGAGGCCCTTATCTTCGTCCCCCGCAAGAACGGAAAGACCTTCTTCATAGCGGCCCTGGCCTTCGGGCTGGGACTGCTGGAGCGCAAGAGCGGCGCGAAATTGTACATCGTGGCGGCTTCGATGAAGCAGGCGCTTGAGAGCTTCGAGGACATACTCTACACCCTTCGATATCGGGGGATGGCCGGGGAGTTCCGGATCCGGAATAACAACGCCGAGCACTCACTCCATCTGGACTTCCTGGACGAGGACGGCAACCCGGACGGATTCATCCACATCGAGGCGCTGGCCTCAAACCCGGACGCACAGGACAGCTTCAACGCGCCCTTCACCATCGCCGACGAGATCCACGCGATGAAGAAGGCGGCGCAGTACAACCGCTTCAAGGAAGCCGGCAAGGCCTACACCAACAAGATCATGCTGGGCATCACCACCGCCGGCGACAATGTCAACTCGTTCTGCTACCGCCGGATGGAGTACGGCATCAAGGTGGTCACCGGCCAAGTGAAGGACGATAGCCTGTTCGTGTTCATCTCCCGGGCCGACCAGGACGAGAAGGGGAACGTCGATTACCTGAACCCCATCCAGCACCAGAAGGCCAATCCGTCCTACGGCGTGACCATCCGCCCGTCGGACATGATGCAGGCGGCCATCGAGGCCCAGAACGACCCGCAGCAGCGCAAGGACTTCTTCAGCCGGTCCCTGAACATCTACACCACGGCGCTGAACGCCTGGTTCGACCTGACGAAGTTCAAGCAGAGCGACGCCAAGTATAGCTGGACGCTGGAGCAGCTGGCGCGGCTGCCGGTGAAATGGTACGGCGGCGCGGACCTGTCCAGGATGCACGACCTGACCGCCGCCGCGCTCTGGGGGCAGTATCAGGGGGTTGACATCTGCATCACCCATGGATTCTTTCCCCGCACCGAGGCGGCGAGGAAGG